CGGGGGCTTGCCACTGCGGTGCCGCAGCAGCCGGGGCAGGGGGCGGCTGGGGCGGCGCAAACTGCGGGGCCGGTACTACGGGGGCGGCAGCGGGTTGGCCGGCCCACGGTGCGGCCTGCGGGGCTGCTGCCGGTTGCGGTGCGGGAGCCCACGGTGCAGCACCAGTCGGAGCGCCGCCCACCGGACCATCAACCTGCTCGTTGATGTTCTTGTAGGCGGTGATTTCGTTGGACGCCTCGTAGTCACCGCTGGCGGCACGAACCTTGACCTTCACCTTGAGCGGGCGGCCGTGGAGTTGCTGGCTATCCTGCACTTGCATGACGCCGACTGCGTGGCAGATCGCGGACAGTTGCTTGTAGGCGATTTCCTGCGCCACCGGATTGGCGTTGCGAAGGTTGAGGCCGCTGAAGATCTTGCGGTTGGCGTACTGGCCGTCAATGATGTTGAAACGCAGAGCGAGACGCATCCCGCCTTCCTGCTTCGTCGGTTTCATTTCCGACTCGTCGATCATCACGTTGTACCAGCCAGCCGGTACGGGATCGGAAAGGCCGGTGTCCGGCGCGACTTGGGATGCATCGAAGTTAAGCTGTGCCAATTTAATTCTCCAGAGTGTGAATGTGATAAATGCGCTTGTTTTGGGCCTGTTGTTCTACCGTTGCCCAGCGGCAATTGCTCGGTTCGTAGTTACCGAACGGATCAATTCTGTCAATGCTCAGCCCCTTAGGAGCCTCACCCATGTCCCGAAGGAAATTTTCAAAAATGTGCCAGTCGTCGCATACGCGGACTCCTTTCATTCCGTAGTCTTCATAATCCTCGCAGGCGGGATTGTAGCAACGTCGTTTCATAGCACACCAACACTGATAAGTCTTACTGGGCTTTTGCCCAACGGTGTGCCCGTGCCTGAAGTTGTTACCCTTCTTAAACCCGCACCCACAATGGAGCGCGGTCTTAAGATGCTCGGTTTGCTTTGTGCAGGTATTGCCGCAATCGCACAAGCAGACCCATGTTGTTCGGTTCCCATAAACGCGAGGGCCTGGTTCAATGCAGGTAAGCATTCCGAACTTCTGTCCTGTAAGATTGCGGGGGCTTTTCATCGTTGAAATACCTTGTTGAAGATGTGCGTGAGGTTCGGTTGCTCCACAGGATCCAGCATACCGCTCCGATCTTTTGCTTCGTACTGTAGATCGGGCTGAGTCTGAAGAAACCTGTAGGATTCCCCGTCTGGCGCCTTATTAAGACCGAGTCGCATTACAAAGTCAAAATAATAGCACAATTTCGGCCCGAGTTTGTTGCCAGGCATGGCGGGTCCGTACTTGACCACACCAGTGAGCTCGTCCTTGGACGGTTCCATCTTGGCGCTCATATAGACGTTCATGTTCGGAAGGTCGCGGTAAGCGCGGATCACGCTTTCCATCTTCTCGATCAGCTCGCCGTATGCTTGACGCGGGTCTTTCACCTGCCGCTTGGCGTTGTTGAGTACGACTTCCGCCACCTCGGACAGACTGTCAATACACACCGTCTGGAACTGTCGCGCTTCCGCGCTGTTCGAGAGCCATTGGTGTGCTTCGGTCAGGTCCTGGACGGTACTGATCTCGATCATGGGGATCCGCATGTTGCGAAGCGACAGCTCCCCGCCTTCCGCGCTAAGGATAATCGGGTTCGGTGCAGTGGAGCAGAGAACGGTCTTACCCATCCCCGCGCCACCATACACCAACACCTTGACCCCGTTCATCTGGGCAGCTTGGTCGGTCGTTGTGAATTTCAATGCCATTATGGCTCCTTACATATCAATCGGATCACGGAAACCGATCCACACAGGAAAGCGTGGCGCGTCCTTGACGCCTATCTCGAAATGCTTGTATTTGACAATCGCACCAACCAGTCGGTCTCGCTGCTGCCAAATTTGCTTCCGGTGAATAGCAGTGTATCCCGTTCCGATCTTGAAGGCAACACCTGTGGCGCAGTCCTCAACCTGCAACGCGCCAAGCGTGTCCATCGGCACAAGATTCTCTTGATGACTGCTGCGCTTTGTGTGCCCAAGCTCGTCGAGCTGTGCTTCGTTTGCATTGTGCATCAGCTCTTCGAATCCCGTGATGCGTGCTTCCCCATCACTGAACCGCTTGAGCTTGAGCAGGTAGCCTTCGCGAGCAGTGCTTCGCCCATGCTTGTAGATACCAGCAGGCGACCGAAGCATCACGCCCTCGTACCCTTGCGCCAACACCTCGGACTCGTACCGCAAGAGCTCTTCCTCGGAGGTGACGTAGCGTTGCTCCAGGAGCTTCACTCGAGGGAACTTGTCACCTTCAACAATGTCGGCCAGACCGTCAATGAGGCGCGGAAGCCTGTGGTTATACGGTCGAGCAGGGTCTGGGTCGTTGAAGTAGTCAAACGCATAGAACGTGAAGTCAGGAGCCCCGTCTTGTGACATCACTCCGCTACTGGTTACGCGATACACGTCCTCAGCAGCAGGCGGCCCCACAATGAGCTCACCATCCAACCCTTCCAGCATGGGATTTCCGAGGTACTGCTGCACAAAGCGATTCGGAATCGGCTTCAACGTGCGGGACAGGGCTTGCGCCCCGCTGACCACACATCGCACGCCGTCCAGCTTTGGGCTTGCGTACAACGGGAACACCAGCTTCGCGGGTGCTTCCACAGCGAGCATCGGCGCGAGCCGCTGGATGAGTTGGATTTCGCGTGCCATTACATGGTCTCCTTGAATGCGGCCACAGCGTAGGGAACAATCGGCTCAACCAGCTCCAGCATCGCTTCCGCATACACGCGGATTTCTTTCTGTGCGTGCTCGTGCAGGCGCAGGCGCAGGAAGTGGAACAGGTTATGCAGATCGACGGTTGCGAACATGCGTGAATAAGTCGAGCACGGAAGAATGCTACGAGCCAGCTCCCTAGGGCATCCTCGAGATAACAACCTCTTGTAAAGAGCAAAGTTGCTGACCATGGAATCGATCATTGCAATCCGTATCACGTCAGCTTGAGGATGCAACTCGTCATTCCTCATTTGCTTGTTCGACTCGCTTTGATGCGTGATGTCGGACAGCTTGGGAACGTAGAACTCTTCCGGGAGCTCGGCGTAACGGGCGCTGACCTCGTTGTAAGACCACGTCCGGTGGCGGTGCCACTGGCGGAACACGAAAAGCGGAGCCTTGACTTCAAACGTGAAGGTGACCGCTTCGAACGGGCTGGTGTGGTGGTTCTTCATCAGGTAGGAGATGAGCTTCTCGTCCTTACCCGCGTCGTCACCAGTGCGCCAGTCGGCGTCGTAGCTTACACGGGCAGCGCGAACGATAGACAGGTCATTGCCCATGTGATCTACCAGCCGCACAAGGCCGTGATCCAATACTTTGATTTCGCTCATGCTTGCTCACCTGCTTTCTTTGCCTTTGCGGGCAACACGATTTCAAGAGCCGGAGAACCGGGCTTCACAATCAAGGCGCGGTCAAAGAGCTGGCGCTGCTCTTCGGTCAGCGTGCGGTATTCTTTCAGCACAAGTGAAGGCTTGTACTGCACCAGCGCATCCGCAGAGATACCAGCTTCAGCGAACTGCTCTTTCATTGCACCAAGGGCGCCAAGATCGATGTCTCGGTTGATAGTGTGCTTACCCTTGAGAACCCATCCATCAGCAAGCGGTGCGGAGTTGGTGCCCTCCACAGGGGACGGGAAGTAGGCGCCAAAGATCTTCTGGCGCAGCAGCATCTCGGACGCCCTGATGCGCCTCAGGTCTTCTTGCAAGCGATACCATTCTTCGAGGTCCGCCTGCGTCACGGTGTTGGTTGGAATGTTAGTCATTATGACCGCCCTCCGAATCGAACAGATCACCTTGTACGGCACAACCAGTTCCGCCGGTGCTACCGAAACCACCTTCGCCGCGATCGGTGCTGGACAGCTCTTGCACTTCCCAGAACGCGACCTGCTGCACGGGCACGACCATCGCTTGGGCAATGCGGTCACCGTGGCGGAACGTGACGGACTGCCCATCGGTGTTGTCGTTCGTCAGCTTGACTTGCACCTCTCCACGGTAGTCGCTGTCAATAACGCCGACGCAGTTCGCAAGGCGAATGTCGTTCTTGAAACCGTGCCCGCTGCGCGAGTAGATCAGCATCACGTGACCTTCCGGAATCTCGAACGCGAGGCCGGTGCGGATAACCGCAGGAGTACCCGGATTCGCCATGTGGTAAGACGTGTCCTCGGGCACCATGCAAGCATGGAGATCGAAGCACGCAGCTCCGACGCTGGCGTACTGCGGAATGATTGCTTCCGGCACCAGCTTCTTGACTTTGATTTGCATTGACTTCTCCTTAAAGTGCGGGATGCACGAACGCAATAATATCGTGACCCGCGTTAATATGCAAACATCTAATTCATGGGGCATCAGGAAGAGAAACAATCTGATACGCCTTGCCAATTGCTCCCCATTGCTCACGAGCCTTGTCCTTCGATACCTCGACAAGATAACCGCTATCAACAAGGCTCCTGATTGTCAAGTCCATTGCAGCGGTCTGTCCAAGTTTATGCCTGACAAACGAATTCGTGCGTTGCAAACGAATCTGAAGGTACTTGCGGGCGACCACACCAGCGGTCCGCATCGTGTCGGGCAGCTTGTATCCAGGCGTGATCGGGTGTTGCAGGTATTCAGCCAGCACGGCCAGCATCTTGCGTTCCCGAACGATGTCCCCGTCACCGACGTCCCCTTCATGCATCTTGCGACGCATGATCTTGATGTCACTGTGGATCAAGTTGAGCGCCCATTCCGCATGGTCTTCCGTGACGATAGGTGTGCTGAAGTTGTCGCACACGGCCAGCAGCCCAGCGACCTTGAGCGCCTTCAGGTGCGCCCGGTTCCACATCTGACGCCAGGACTCGTCGTCGGTGCTGTTGATTTCCTTGTCGCAGTGCTTGTCGAATGCGTCCAGCATATCCTGGGCAGGGCGCGACAACGTGACATCCCTGTACCCGCCTGGAGGGCACGTCAGCACTTCCTGGGCAGCGTTGATCAAGGTGTTATGAACTTCATCGCTCAGGGTTGCACTGGTAGCAGTGTTGAGTTCCGGCCGCAGGCCCCCGTACTCGATGACAATGAAGCGCGACATGAACCCGTCCTGCATCATGGTATTCGTCAGCGACTCGTAGAACGTGTCGGGTGTCGTTTCGCCAATCATGCTGTAGGCAACACCATTGACAGACGCAATGCTCTTTTCCTTGTCACTGTACCCGATGCCTCCAACGATGGTTCCCGCAGACGACTTTTGATACAGGTTCGTCATGACGGTGCGGAGCGACGACATTGGACCCTCGGTGTGGTCATCGCTCATCTTCCGCAGCTTGCGCCCCCATTCACCCGCCACATTGACGAAGCTGCCCAATCGCTCGTCCGAGCTGATTGCTTTCACCAGTGCAGGGCCGGACGCATAGTCTGCGAAGTCAATGAACTTCGAAAACGCAGGCGCACCGGAACTCAGCATCAGGTGGCAGAGCTTGCTGATGCTGCTGTGCATGGCTTCCTTACCGATAGCACTGCGGGCCACGAGCACGATGTAAAGGTTGAGGCCGCTTCCGCTGACGTTGTAAGCACGCCCAAACATGCCCGCCGCTACGCCGAGCGCAGACACGATAGCAACCTCTTTGACAGGCCTCGGTGCGATAACATAGAACCAGCGAGCCAACTCGCCCAGCAGGCCCGGGGGCCAGTCCAGCGCCGATTCCACAACGATGGGCGCCTTGGCTGGTGCAACGGTAACAGCAGCACGCTCCACCAGTGCAGCAGCGTTGGCAAGCGCGGCCGCCGCAGTAGCTTCCTCGCGCTGCTGCCGACCGCGAATCATTGCCAGCGTGCGGTCAATATAGCGATTATCCTTCTGTGCTTTGTCCCGCTGTCCAAGACCTGACATTCGGAACAATCTACGGACTTGCTCGTTGGACTTAGAGTAGAAGCACAGCATTGACAGCAGCGACAAGTCTGCCTCCGACTGCGAAGGATATCCAAGCCCTTGCCAGTCTCCGGTCCAGAGGTGCTTAAACTTGTCTCCGTTTGCAGCTTCCGAGGCTTTTTGCCATAACGCTTCGTCGGTTTCCGTTTCATCTTGCTCCACCAGTTCCACATGATTGGTCTGTGCGGCAGCACGAATCTCGGCAACCAGTATGTCGAGCAACTCCTGCCGGTGCTCAACAGGCTTGTTCAGGACTGCGTCACCTGTGCAGATGATGAAACGCTGCTGCGAATATACCTCCACCCCGTCGCGTCGGCAGCCAGTGCCCACCTTCCCGCGGATCCAGATGTGGAGCCCCTTGCCCGAGCGAGACAGCTCGGTGTAACTGTCGAACGCCTGCACGATCTTCCAGAACCGTTCAAGCTGCTCCGGTGTGGTCGTATCCTTGACGTCCAGGTCGATACAGGTGAAGTCGTCGTCTTCCGACAGCACGAACCCAATCCCTGCCCCGTTGCCCCATTGTGCAGCGGTAAGCGATGCGCTGTACCAGTCCGTCCAGTTGTTCGGATTGGTGACGCTGGCGCGGTGGCCGCTTGTTGTGTAAGGGCTTTTGTCCGGCGCCGCGACGCACCATTTAGGCACATAGCGCAGCTCATCGGGCAACCTCTCCCATTGAGCTGGAATCATGCAGTAGCTCCCCGACGAACGTCAAGGACGATCTTCCAAGCGTCAAGATACGGTTGCACCTTGGCACGTTCCCAGATGAAGATCTTGCCTTGTACGTCAATCGGTTCGGGAAGCTTGCCCGTCCGGCGGGCCAATAGGATTGTGGTACGGGTCACGCCCATGGTCTGCATGATCTCCGAACTGGTGATATACCGTTCGTCAAATTCTCGCTGGGCGTCATTTACATTTGACGTCATGTTTGTCTTCCTGTGGTGAGGTAGTTGCCAGCATTGTACCGAGCAGGCTTAGGAGTCGCAACGTGAGTTAAGGAATCCACTTCGGGGAACCTTGCGCCTTGAGCAGCTTCAGCGCCGCCCGCTGCTCTGCTACCGCGGATTGAACTTGTGCAATGCGTGCAGCGCATTCACGCTCGATCTCGGCAGTCTGCAGACGTGCTGATTCTTCAGCAGCAGCAAGCTCAACCGTCTTGTCGTGGAGCTGTTGTTTGTATTGGCGGCAGCTTTCGATCCATTCCTTGTACCTGCCAGCCCGCTCCTCGCGCTCTGCATGTGCCGCGTCGTTGCGTGGGCGCCCACGTCCCCGCTTGACATAATCACGCACTTCCCCGCCGCGAACTGACAGCTGATAACGAATGGACATAAGGAAGCTATTCGCATCGCTCACAAGGAACGAACACTCGCCATTCCACCAAGGCTCTTCCCTAGTGAAATAGAAGGTGGCATCCTTGATATATGGAAACTCTTCGAGGAACTGTTTCTGAACGGATGGATGCTGTGCTTCGAATAGCGACGGATCCACATCGTCTTTGACCACAGGCATATTCAGCTGAATGAACATCGGCAGGTCGCCCCAACGCAGAACGGCGTCAATGAGCATGTCCGTATTGCGAACGAGCGGCACAAGTTCGTCCGGAAACTGTGCAGCTTTAAGAATTGCATGGATGCGGGTGTGCATGTCCGTCCGCGCTTGGGCAAGGGCTTCCGCGTTGTCCGGGTGGAACAGGTGTTGGGCAGGCTCGCAGACTTTGAATTGGTACATTGATGACTCCTGTAAGGGTGGAAACGGGTGCAGTTTATTTAAGGCATGGTCTGAGCACAACGACACGGAGGGTGAGCAGGGAATGACGGTATATTGGCGGTGAAATGCGCTGTTGCTAATGAAATAAATGAGGAACGATAATTAGTATAATTTATGCGACTCCCCTAACACCCCCTTTTCTTTTTGGTGGTGGTATGGTGACCCCTTCAGCACTCACCATCATCATACCAATAATTACCCTTATATACCTATTACTAATTTACTAATTTTTTATTGTATATAGGGTAAAAGCGAGCACTGGTGCAGGGTTGCGGGGTTTAGCCAACCGGCACTATTGCAGCCACTTTTTATGCTAGTTTTTGAATTAGCAAGAGCGAATTAGCCACCTTATTTTCGAGTCGATGGTGAAACGGCATATTCCGCGAGCTTTCAGCGAACTTCGGACTAATCGGCGGCGTGCGCTGTGGTCAGCTTAACGCTCGTTTGTGCTCAAGCTGTGCAGCGTGTAAAAATTAGCCTTGTTCAGCGTGTAAAAATTAGCCTTGTTCAGCGTGTAAAAATTAGCCTTGTTCAACAAAGGAGCTTGATATGGGATCGTTGCGAGATATCACAGGGCAGACGTTCGGGCGCTGGACTGTGCTTAGTAAAGCGGAATCGGTTCGCAAATATAAGGACGGTGTTCTTACTGGAACAATTGCAAGATGGCGATGCAGATGTTCTTGCGGAACTGAACGGGACGTAATGGCGGGAAACCTTCTTAAAGGTCTCAGTCGAAGTTGTGGATGTATTGAAGCAGAAAAACATCATTCCAATTATGTCGGAGAGCAATTTGGTTTATTGAAAGTCGTCAGGACTTATACACCTGAAACAGGAATGGCTAGAGCAATTTGTCTATGTGCATGTGGAAATGAAAAAGATGTGACAGTTCAGAGTCTTTTATTGGGCCAGACAAAGAGTTGCGGATGCTTGAGAAAGCAGTCTAGTAAAGCCAGGATGAAACAGCTTTATAATCAGCACGAAATGATTAAAGACGAAAACCATAAAGTCACTTCTTGGAAAAGGAAAGAGAAATGAGCGTAGGCAATAAACATCCGCACTATCACAAGGACGTGCGGGGGCTGGACACCATTGACGTCTATCGGGTGCTGCACCTGTTCAACGTGTCGGACCCCTGTATCCAGCACGCGGTCAAGAAGCTTTTGGTCGCTGGTGGGCGCGGTGCGGGCAAAGACATCAACAAGGACATCCAGGAGGCCATTGACAGCTTGCAACGCTGGCAGGAGATGCGTCGCGAGGAGCAGCATGGTGGCTTCGCTGAACTGAAGAAACTTGACGAGCAATGCACCGTCGGAAGGGACAGGCACCAGCCATGAGCCAGTCTAAAGCGATGTCGTTCCTGGAGGCGGTCGTCAATACCCTTGTCGGCCTGCTGATTGCGTACTTCGCACAGAGCTGGTTCCTGAAGTTGCTGGGCGTACCCATCAGCGACGCGCAGAACTGGGCGCTCGTCGGGTTCATGACTGTGGTCAGCATTGCCCGTTCGTATATGCTTCGCAGAGCGTTCAACTCCGAGTTTCGGTTAAGATGGAATGGTTGGCTTGCTATGTGGAAGAAGCAATTTTTCTGTGATCATGATGAGGGTAAAATCGTGGAGGTTACTTTTGATGGCGAAACAATCATTGAATGTAGTCATTGTGGAAAAGTATTTCAATTTCCATTATGAACAAAATGCGGGTGTCCTTGACACAACGTGCAGACGAGATTAGAGGAACAATCGAACTCTGCACGGACGGCGTCTTTGTTCTTGAGGGACTTGCCATGGTTGTGGAACAGTTTGCACGACAGCATAATGTGCCTCCTGCGGAGGTTGTTCAGGACCTGTACTCAATTGTTTTAGGCAAAGTGAAATGAAGCCCACTGGTACAAATACGAAGGGAAACCAATCATATGATCATTAACATTCGACAAAAGGGCCAGGAGGGAGAGCGCGAAATTCAGCGTGCTTTGGAGCCGATCGTGCGTCGCGTGATGCAGGCGACGCAGGCAGGGAACTACCCGCTCCCGGACAAGCCAATTGTCCAACGCAACCAGAATCAGAGCGCGGTTGGTGGCAACGACTTATCTAACACGTTCGGGATGTCCATCGAGGTGAAACGTCAGGAGCAACTGTCAGTTAATACTTGGTGGCAGCAATGCACCGCCGCAGCAGAGCGGAACAACGAGCACCCCGTTTTGCTGTATAGACAGAATAGGAAGAAGTGGCGCTGTGTGACGCTGGTATGGCTGCACCTGCCAGGCGGTGCCCAGCAGCAAGTCCGCGCCGAATTCGACTTTGATACGTTCCTCCACTGGTTCGAGCAATGGGTTCTTCGAAAAATATCTGGGAATTTCTAAAAAGTTCTTGCGTTTCCCCGAATGCGTTGCTATACTGTGCATGTGTTCAACGCATTCAGGAGATTAAAAATGTCGAACAAGATTGTTGAGATTCTTCGTTCCAAGTTCTTAGAGCTCCAAAGTGCGGCCCGGGTTCGGCGCGACAGGATTGAAGCTGCTTACAAGGAACAGAACAGCAACATCCCTCCGACGCAAGACCGCAACGGACGCTATCACGCTCCCTGCGACGGGTATATGTTTCCATGCGAGCTCCTTGGCCGGGTGGAGTATAGAGGTTCCTACGACGACTTTGTGTTCGGAGCCGGCGAGTACCTTCCCGTTCCAATCACCGAAGAGGACGACTACCTCGGTGGATATGGTTCTGTGTTCCCGCTTGATTATAAGGGTCGGGTGAAGTCCGTTGTCAGCAAAATTGAGGAGCTGAGGGCTGTTGACCGTGAGCTCGGATTGCAGGTTTCTCACGGTAAGGTGTGGGAGCAGGACGGGCAGAAAATAGCAATTGCTTACGTGTCTGGCATTCGCGCTATGGTAAATGCTGCACTGGCTGAACTTGCATTACCTGAGAACGCGAGAGAGCATGAGCCTGAGGTATATCTTCAGGCTGGGCGTCAGCATGTGACGGGCGAGGTTGTTTATGTCAAGGTAGAAGAAGGTTATCACGGCTTCACTCGTAAGATGCTGGTGAAGACTCCACAGGGTCACAAGCTGTGGGGTTCCCTTCCTGGTTGCCTTGATTTCGATTACAGAGGTTGGATTTCGTTTAGTGCCGATTTTGAGCCTGGGAAGAATGGAATGACTTGGTTTAAAAGGCCCACTAAAGTGTCAATTGATGTAACTAGCTTGTCAGGTTGATTCTTCTTCGCTATACTTCGAGGAAATAACTTTCTATCGGAGTATAGCGTGAGCGAGATGGCAGACACCTTAACGAAGCAGGAGCGCACCTTGCGCCAACGCTTTGTCGAGTCGTATCTTGTCGATTACGACGCCTTTGCTGCCGCGTTGCGCCTCGGGTATGCAGAACAATTCGCGGAGCAGTATTCGCGCCAGTTCATGCTGGAGCCCTACGTTCGCAAGCGTATCGCAGAGCGTGAGGCCGAGCTTGGTGTGGTCACTGAGGAGCAGCAGCGCAAGAAGATTGTGGCTGGCCTGTATCGTGAAGCACACTCCCGATTCAATTCTGGTGCAGCGCGTGTCGCTGCGTTCACGCAGCTTGCCAAGATCATTGGCATTGAGGCCCCGGTCAAGACGGAGCTGAAACTCGAAACGCCCAAGGCGGATCTGAGCCACTTGACCTTGGAAGAGAAGTTGGAAATCCGTCGGAAGTTGTTCCCGAATGCACCTTGACATCGAAGACACAGAGCTCGTTGATTGGGACCGCGCCATTGCGACAGACTCGTTTGCAGAGTTCGTCAAAATGGCGTGGCATGTGCTGGAGCCTGCATCCGAACTGAAATGGGGCTGGTCGCTTGATGCTATTTGCAAACACTTGGAAGCGGTGTCGCGGGGCAAGATCAAGCGTCTGCTGATGAACGTGCCTCCTGGTTGCATGAAGTCACTTTTAACTGGTGTGCTGTTCCCTGCCTGGGAATGGGGCCCGCAGAACAAGCCGGGCCTCCGCTATCTTAGTACAGCACACAAGCAAGATTTGGCAGTTCGCGACAACCTGAAATGTCGTCGTTTGATTCAGTCCAACTGGTATCAGCAGCGGTGGCCCATTAAGCTGACGGGCGACCAGAACGCTAAAACCAAGTTTGAGAACGAATGCACAGGATTCCGGGAAGCAATGGCTTTTACTTCCATGACTGGCTCACGGGGTGATCGCGTTATTCTGGACGACCCGTTGTCGGTGGATCATGCGAACAGTGAAGCTGACCTGAAAGCAGCGGAGCTAACATTTACCGAAGCGCTCCCGACGCGGGTGAATAACGACGAGTCCGCTATTGTGGTCATCATGCAGCGGCTTAACGAGAAGGACACGTCGGGCATCATCATTGAGCGCGACCTTGGTTATACGCATCTTTGTCTCCCGATGCGGTTTGAAGAGGAACGGCGCTGCACAACTAGCCTTGGATTCACCGATCCGCGTACCTACGACGGCGAACTATTGTTCCCCGAACGGTTCCCGGAGGAAAGCGTTGCTTCGCTAGAAAAAACGATGGGTAGCTATGCGTCCGCCGGGCAGTTGCAGCAGCGACCCGCTCCCCGTGAGGGTGGTATGTTCAAGAGGAGCTGGTTCAATCCCGTCAAAGCTGTGCCCGTGGGCACGACATTTGTTCGCGGATGGGACTTGGCTGCAACCGAGGGCGGGGGCGACTACACAGCAGGCATCAAGATTGGGCGCTACCCGAACGGGCGTTTTGTCATTGCTGGTGTGGAACGCGAACAGTTTTCAGCAGCCAAGGTTGAAAGACTCATTAAAGACACAGCGGCTCAGGACGGGTATGCGGTAAGGATATCCCTACCACAAGACCCGGGCCAAGCAGGTAAGCAGCAAGCGTCATATTACGTTTTGCAATTGGCGGGCTATACTGTAAAGGCTACACTCGAATCGGGGGCTAAGACAGACCGTGCTAATCCGCTGGCTGCACAAGCTGAAGCAGGGAACGTTGATATCCTGATTGGGGATTGGAACGAGGTGTTCTTGAGTGAGCTTTGTATCTTCCCGAATGGTAAATATGACGACCAAGTGGATGGCGCATCGCGTGCATTCAACACGCTTGTTCTTGAACCGAATTTCGATATTGGCGCAATGACTTAACAGGAGGATTCCATGGCGAAGTATGCTCACCCGAACGTGCTGGACAACGGCCCGCAGTACATCAAATCAAATTGCAACCTCGTGGCGCTGCTGGATGCTTATACGTTCGGCGATTCGTATGCCACCGTGACCGGCAACATCATGGCGTCCGCTGCAATGGTGACGGGTGACTTCACATTGGGCAATAGTGGTAACGACCGCGCGCTGACAACTGCGGCAGGTAAGCAGGACGCAGCAGCGGATGCGGGTGGGCCTGCATCGCACTTCGCATTTCTGGACACGGTCAATTCCCGAGTCCTTTGGGTCACCGAGGAAACGACTGGTCAAACCATTGTGGTCGGGAACCCTGTTACCTTCCCGTCGCTAGTCTATACGTCAAAGCAACCTGTGGCACCGTAAGGGACAACTAAAATGCCGATCGTTTCGTCAACCTACGATACGGACCATTCCGCGCAATCAGGAGGCGGTCGTTGGGTAGTTGAGTCGCACACTGAAACGTCCGGCGCAGTGCATACGCTGATTTACCTTTGGGACGGCTCATCCGATCGCGACAAACCGCTCGCTACCCACGCGAGCGGTTTGTCGGCGCAATTGGCTGAAGCAGAAGCGTCAGCAATTCTTGACGAGTAGTGAAATGGCGCTAAACCTGATTCACCAGACCGGAGCCGAATTCGCAGCACGATATTGGATGCGTGTTCGTGCCGCGCGCAACGCTGGCAAGAAGGCAGAGTTTTGCCGCTTGCTTTACTGGTTGGAGAAGATGCTTGTGACAGGCGACCTCACAGACGCGCAAGCGCGAGCCAGTTTTAACGCCGCTTTCGGTCGATCACTTACAGCCCCACAATGGACTGCTATGCGTGCCGCCAGAATAAAAGTCGCACATGACCGCTACGCGGCCATGCTTGCAGAAGGCGATTTGTAATGACTATTTACCGCTATTGGACCGGCGGGTCGAATACCGCACCTTACGACACGTGGGCCAAGGCCGCTACCACATTTGAGGCGGTTAGAGCAGCGGCAACCGCAGACGGGGACCAGGTACGGGTTCACTATACCAGCCGAGAGGAACTTGCCGCCAATACAACATATTCATTTGCTGCGCACGTGTCTGTAGTGTCTGTTGATAAGGACAACAGCGACGCACCAACGCCGATGGGCACGTCAGGGTGGATCGGGTCTTCTAGCGCCAACCGTAACGTCACCCTGGGAGGAGCAAAAAAAATCTTCCTATCTGGCCTCACGTTGCGAACAGTTGGCGGCGTGCTGACAGTAAATAACAACGACGGCGGGCATTTCGAGGCAGAAAATTTTAGGATGTGGAATTCTTCCACATCCTCATCCGTTGACCATGTGATTGGCGGGACATCTAATTCATACACCAAGCTGACCGGGTTTATTTTCGATTGCGACCGCACCAGCGGAAACACGGACCGCATCAGGTACGCTGGGCGCGTTGAAATTAACAACAGCCAATGGGCCATTTCGACGTCACATGTATCTTCTGGAATAGTGCTTGATCCGTCAGCAGACACCCATGCACAAGTCGATTTTGTTGGCTGTGACTTCAGCGGGTACCCGTCTGGTACGACGCTTGTCGCAAACATGGCGCGCGCACCATCCGAATACAGGTTTGTGCAGTGCAAATTGCCGCCGAACTACGTAGTGTTGGCAACGCAGACCACAGTTCCAAACAAAGGGTCAGCTAGAGCATGGGTTCTAGACTCAGCACAGGGTGACACCCACGGTCTAATCGGGTATCACGACGCATTCGGATCGGCAGTTACATCAACGGCTGTTTACGTTACCGGCGGGCCGTCCGGCCAGTCGTGGAAAATTACGACAACGGCCAATTGCTCCTTTTACACGCCATTCGCTACGCCATGGATTGATGCACACAACAGCAGCTTATCGGCAGCGACGCGCCGGATCGAGATTCTGAGTGACGGTAGCGCAACCCCATACACAGATGCTGAGGTATGGGCAGAGTTTTCAGCGAAGACAACGTCAGGAACGACGTTAGCATCTTTCTACGGAGACCGGAAAGGCGTGCTTGCAAGCGCTGCTGACCAGGCTGCTGGCGCTGGCCTTTCGTCATGGTCAGGCGAGAGCGGGACAGCATGGTCTGGCAAGTGTGATAGTGGGGTAGCGATTACAGCAACGTCCGTTGGCGGAATTTCGGGACGCATTTGCGTTGGCCTCCCTAGTGTGGGAGGCACTTTGTACGTTGATCCGTTCATAAGGTCGTCCTGAAGTGGCTGACTTTGCCAGAGTCGGCACCATTGGCTGGCTGCAGGGCGACAACTCTACAGACGCAGCTTACGTCTGCCGTGGCGGATGGTACCAAGTTATCGGCGCCGGGGGCGGCGCACTCTACGGGAACAATGCACAATCCGACAATACCTCGACAACTGGTGCAATTGGTCAGCAGCATGTGCTTCAAGGTGCCCACGCAAGGGCCGACAGCACGAGCAGCGCGGGCGGCGTAGGCCAAGATCACCTGCTGGCCGGTGCTACGGTACTGGCCCAGGCAACGTCGAGCGCAGCAGCCGCACAGCAAACGCACCTTCTGTCAGGGGCTTCTTGTGCTTCGGGTAACACTAGCACGAACGGAGCTGTTCAGGACTCAGAGACGCACGTCCTGCAAGGCGCCGACGCGGCCTCAGGAAATACGTCCGACGCTGGTGCTGTTGCACAGACGCACATTCTGGCCGGAGCAGGTTGTTCGGTTGGAACGACATCCGCGCAAGGCGCCGCTGCTCAGACGCACCTGCTGGCGGGCGCTGCTGTGGTTAATGATTCCATTGCGGATGCCAGCGCGATCGTTCAGATGCACATGCTGGGCGGTTCTAATTGCGCAAACGTGAATTACGTGTCGTATGTGTCGGGCGTAAGCATGGGAGTTGTGCGTTCCCCACAAGCGTTCCTTTATGCTGCAACCCGCTCCGCTGCTCTGACAACAAATCAACGAACTATCGCATTGGAGAATTAAATGGACGCACGATTCTATAAAGGGCGAGCGAACGACGTGCTAATGACGCTCAGTAACAACGGGTCGCCGGTGTTGCCTGCCAGTATCACGAAGGTTGAATTCCGGTTCGGAAGTTCGTCCTTCAACTCCGTTGATCACCCGAGCCTGTTTGCGAATGAAGCAAACGGCATCCGCCTCAAGTTCGGAGGCATGGATGCACCTGCTGGGCTGCACGACATGACGTTGATCGTCTATAGTGCGGATCATCCTGAAGGAATCGTGTGGGGCGACCCGCTCTCAATTAAGCTGGAGGAAGTATGAGCGAAGAAAAGCAGGACGCACAGCGGGACGACGGGCCTTACGAGAACGTCTTCCTGAACGTCAATACGAAGGGCGACCGCAGCGCATTCACGCGGGGTGCTACACCGACGCGCAGGCTGAAGCAGCAAGAGCTCGAGAACCTGTACGAGGGCGACGGATTCGCTCGGCGCATCATCGATCTGCCTGCGGAAGAAATGGTTCGTGCGGGCTACGAGATCGAGGGTGTGGATGACGACGCGGATGTGCGTGCAGAGCTGGAAGGAATCCAAGCCATGCCGCTGCTGTGCGACGCGCTGCGCTGGGCCGGACTTTACGGAGGCTCACTTGTGGTCATGCTTGTCAATGACGGCGGCACGCTGGAAGACCCGCTGAACATTGAAGCGGTGAAAGAACTCGAGCAGCTCCGCGTCTATGACCGCTGGCAAGTGTCCCGCCACAAGAAATACGAAGACCCGAGCGATAAGCGGTTCGGGAAGACTGAGGTCTATCACGTGTCACCGCTAGTCGGGACGCCGTACCTTGTGCATGAATCGCGATGCCTGGTGTTTGACGGCGTGTCGGTGCCCGGACGCATCCGTGAAGAGAATGACGGATGGGGTGGCAGCAAGTTGCAGCAATGTTTCGATCAGTTGGTTCGATTTAATATGTCGCAATACTGGTCGAATGCATTACTCGAACGGGCCCAGCAAGCGGTTCATGGGATTCCCGACCTGACGAACCTGCTGCGCTCTCCAGGTGGCGAGGCGCTTGTCAGGAAGCGTGTGGATCTTGTCGATATGACACGCTCGATCAACAATACGGTCGTTATTGATGCCCAAGAGACGTACGAGTTGAAATCGACTCCGCTGTCCGGTGTTGCCGACATCCTTGACCGCCTTGGTCTTGCGCTGTCTGCTGTCACTGGTATGCCCGAAGCGCTGCTGTTCGGGCGTCAGCAGGGAGGTCTCAGTAGCACTGGTAAGAGCGATCTTGAAAACTGGTACGCGAAAATTTCTCAGCAACAGACAACCATCCTTCTTCCGAACTTGGACAAGCTGGTGGAAATCCAGTTGCGTGCGATGGGTAAGTTCAAAGACGATTACCTGATCAAGTTTAACGAAATGTTCGTTCCGTCTGATAAGGAAGCATCCGAGACAGATTACAAGCGAGCACAGACCCGCGAGATTTACTACAACATGGGTGCATTGGATGCCAGTGAAGTTCGTCAGCAACTTGATAACGAAGGGTATCCGATCGACGACGTGGATCAGCTTCCGGAAGTGCCCGGGCAGAGTGAGGAAGAAGCTGCGGCCACACCTCCACAAGGAGGCGTGAATGGTGAAGAAAAAGACGTTCAATAATCCTGACAGCCAGGAGCGGGAATATACCCGCCTTCTGGTTCGGTACTCGAAGCAGCTTCAAGTGGATGTGGAGCGCGTACTGATCCCCAGGCTCGCTGACATCAAACTCCAATTCGATGTCGAGCGTCGTGCTGACTCTTGGGTCGATACGCTCGACACCCTGATCGCCGAGCTTGCACGCCTTGCGCTGGAGGCTGTTGGTGTGGTCATACAGAAGCTTCCGGGGCAGTTCAACGCGGTCAGTAAGTTCAATGAGGGTCAGTTCAAGATGGTAGTGAAGGCCAACACTGGTCTGGACTTGCCTCCAGTGATGCCCGGAGCGCCGTCGAGCGCCATTCTTGGCGTGAATGTGTTTCGCAGCGAACCGTTCCTTAAACCGCTTGCGGAAGGTTGGATCAGCGAGAACACGGCACTCATCAAATCTTTGCCGACACGTTTGCACCCTGAGCTCGAGGGTATTATTCGGCGCGGTGTAATGAACGGTCAGTCGGTCAAAGACATCAAAGACCAGATCAAGTCTCGTTATGGCGTCACTGATTACCGCGCCAAGTTGATTGCACAGGATCAGACTTTGAAGTTGAATGCCGACCTTACGCGCTACCGCCTGCAGAGCGTGGGTGTCGAGCGGTATATATGGCGCAGCGTGCAGGATAGCCGCGTAAGGCCCGAGCACGCCGCCCGCAACGGCAACGAGTATTCCTGGAAGGAAGGCGCAGGTGGCGAGCATCCAGGACAGCCGGTGCGTTGCCGGTGTCGTGCCGAGGCGGTATGGGGCGATGAAAATGAACCAGTTCAATCCCAGGCGGTCAAACCTTTCGATGTTGTATCTGATATTCAAAATATGACTGGATTTAACAGACTATTGACAAGAGAAGTTGAAGGTGGTGGTACAGTTAAGAATATTATTCCCTTAATTAACAATGATGACCTTGAAGCAAGATTTGAAATTTTTGCTCGTGGTGCAAATAAACTGGAATTGCCTCGTGTTTTATTGGATCCAACTAAATTAGTCACGTTTCAAGATTCGTTATCTCGCGACAAGTTGTTGTCTTTAGCGAAGGGAATTGCCCCCGTTAGAGTTCGAGAGCTACCTTTAATCATTGAGGATAATGGAAAATTATTTATCTGGGACGGAAATCATAGGGCTGCTATTTCAAAGTTAAAAGGTGAAAAATTGGAAGCTCTTCTTTTAACAGTCTGATGAATCAAGGGCCTTGCGTTATTGAATCAACCCCGCATATACTCCCGACCATGGAAGCGATCCGATATGACCGTACTGAAATCAAAGCCACTCGCACTGACGAGGGGTATTTGATTGACACGCCGATTGTAGGTCGTATAGGTATTCAGTTGTATAAGAACGCCGACGGTACGATCCGACGCGAACTGCGACCGCCTGAAGAGGTATTCCACTCCGACTCACTGAAGAGTTTTGCTGGTAAGCCCATCACTGACGAGCATCCCAGCGAACCTGTTACAGCGAAGAACGCGAAGCGACTGTCTGTTGGCACCATGAAAGGTGAAGGCAGACAGGACGGGAATGATGTGGTCGCTCCAATCATCGTTCATGACGGTGAAATGATTGATAAGATTTTGAAGGGCGACAAGCGCGAGTTGTCGCTTGGTTATAAAGTTAATCTTGAAGAGATGCCTGGTGTTTGGAACGGCCAGGAATATGATGCGATCCAGCGTAATATTCGGATCAATCATCTTGCAATCGTTCCGCGGGGTCGTGCAGGTAATGCTCGCCTCAATCTCGATCGGCATGACGCCGTTTTATTCAACCATGAAGAGGAAAAAACCATGTCTGACAATCTGGGCCGTATTCGGCTGGATAGTGGCCTGGAATATCAGGCTGCTCCCGAGGTCGTTGTCGCATTCGAAAAGATGCGCTCCGACAATGCCGAATTGACCGGCAAGCTGAAAGAAACCGGAACCAAAGTCCAAGCCTTGGAAGGCGAGCGCGACACGCTGAAAGCGCGTGTCGATGGCTTCGCTGTCGAGCTGGAAAAGTGCCGCAAGGACGCTCTGGATGCTGCGCGTGCTGAAATTAAAGTGCGTGCTGAGCTGGAAAAGGTTGCTGGCGAATTCAAGGTCGATTGCTCCGGCAAGACCGACCGCGAAGTCAGGGAACTGATCATCAAGACGGTTCGCACCGACGCCGACCTGACCGGCAAGTCCGACGACTACATCAACGCTGCGTTCGACATTGCCATTGGCATGAAGAACGATGTTGCGATGGCGAAGCAACGTCAAGCGGGTGCCACGCGCAAGGACGGCAAGCCCGAAGCCGGTTCGTACAAGGGCTTCATGTCTCAACTCGGAAAAAAGGAGCAGTAGATGCAAACAACCATCGGCCTATACGGCGCCGCCTCGTTCAAGGGTATGCTTGACGGCATCGGTGCCAAAAACGTCCGCAGTTATGCAGCGGAAGAAGCGATCCCGGTCGCTTACCCTGTCAAGCTCGGTACCGACAAGGAAAAGGAAGTTCTTAAGGCCACGACCGGCGCCGGTGTCATTGGCTTCGCTCTGCATGACATGGCTCGCGAACAGACCTCAGCTGGCGTCGTGCAGTATAACCAATACGAGACCGTTAGCGTTCTGACTAATGGACGCATGTGGCTCGAGACCGACGACGCGGTCGTTGCTGGCGCAACTGCTAACCTCAAGACTGCTAACGGCAAGGTGACTGACGAAGCTGTTGCCGCGGGCATTGAAGCTTTCACGCAGATCAGCGTGAAGTTCATCACTGCCACGGCCGCTGCTGGCTTGGCCCTCGTGGAGATCAAGTAAGATGAAACGCGATGAAATGAAATACGACGAGGCTGACCTCCGCGTCATTGAGAACAGCGGTCGTTTTGACGCGAACGAAAGCATCTTTTTCGCTCGCCAGCTGGAATACGTTAAGTCGCAGACTTACGACGTGAAGCGCATCCAGCTGAACGCCCTGACCCTGATGCCGGTTTCTACTGAAATTCCGGAAGGCGCCACCACGCACACTTATCGCCAGTATGACTCCGTCGGCATGGCGAAGGTGATCAGCAACTACGCCAACGACCTGCCCCGCGCAGATGTGGTCGGTAAGGAATTCACCAGCGTGATTCGCTCGCTGGGCAATGCTTACGGCTACAACGTGCAGGAAATTCGTTCAGCCATGTTCGCCGGTATCAATCTGTCCGGCAAGCGTGCCATGGCAGCTACCCGTGCCCAGCAAGAGCTTGTAAATAAACTTGCCTTCTCCGGCGACGCTGACCACAATCTGCCCGGCCTGTTGAACAACGCAAACATTCCGGAAGTCACCTTGGCTGCTGACGGTACCGGCTCGTCCAAGACCTTTGCTGCCAAGGCAGCTGACAAGATCGTTCGCGATGTTAATGCGCTGATCAACAAGGTCATTACGCAGTCCAAGGGCGTCCATCGCGTGTCCGAAGTGTGGATGCCGGTCGAACAATACGCTCTGATCGCTACCACGCAGAACAGCACGGCCAGCGATACGACCATTCTGGAATTCCTCCAGAAGGTCCATCCGGGCGTCACGTTCAGGCAGGTCGTCGAGCTGGACGGTGCCGGCGCAAGCGGTGCGGATCGCATGTACGCTATCGAGAACAGCCGTGAGAATTGGCAGCTCGAGATTCCCATGATGATCAAGCAGTACAGCCCGCAGCAACAAGGCCTGGAATTCGTGATCCCCGTCGAATCGCGGTTCGCCGGTGTGATTATCGAGTATCCGTTGGCCTTTGCCTTCGCCGACGGTATCTAAGTACAATAAACGGAGCCAGCGCAAGCCGGCTCCGTTTATTCACTTTAGGAGATTCAAATGAAGGTCAAGAACGTATCGTCCCGCCTGCACCATATCGGTGAAGTGTCAATCGCCCCGGGCGAGGAAAAGGATATCTCGGACAGCTTCAAGAACGCCATCAACAAGGACGAGCTTGTTGAAGTGAAACCCGCCGCACCGAAGCCTGGCACTCTTGTTGCACCTGCTCCGGCTGCTAAGTAATGACCGAGCTCCAGTATTTCCGGCTTCTAGCGCCAGAGTTTGCCAGCGTCGCTGACGAGACGGTAAATCAATGGCTGCTAGTTGCTGGAAACCTTGTGAATGTTGATTGCTTGGATACCGAGCGGGCAGCAATGGCGCTGGCGCTGTACGCGGCGCACATGCTGCGCCTTGCCCAAACTCAAAGCTCGGGTGTTTCAGCAGCCATGGGGGCCATTACAAGCGAGAAGGAAGGGGATTTGCAACGTAGTTATGCAGGCGTGAAAGGCAGTGACACCTATTTAGGCCAGACTTCCTACGGTCAGCAGTATCTCGACATCACGCGGGCGTGCTTTGGTGCAGCAATCATGACTCGGGTTGAGTAATAATGGCAAATGTCCAGGATATTGACCGAGGTTGGAAAAACATCTTTCGTGAGCTTGAAAAAGCCAAGGGGATGGAAGTTGCTGTTGGTATCCTGGAAGGTTCCCAGAACGAAGGAGTTAGCATTGCTGAATATGCGTCATACAACGAATTCGGAACTGACGATATTCCGTCCCGTCCGTTCATGGCAATGTCCTTCGATGAGAATGTAGCGGAAATCAACAGCGACTTCCAGAAGCAAGCGAATCAGATGGTTCAAGGTAAAAAGACCGCTACTGCTGCACTGACCGTGATCGGTCAGAAGCACGCTGGGCGCATCCAGAACATAATCACGGGGCGGAACATTCTTCCCCGTCTTGCGGAAAGCACTGTCAAAGCTAAGAAAGGTTCTACGAAGACACTGGTTGATAGTGGGGCAATGGCGAACGCCGTGCAGATCAGCATCCGCGGGAGGCAAGCATGAGCTTTCGCAAAGCCAAGACTTTATTGAGTGAAGGCGTTGGCGCTTATGTGAGCGGGAACTGGGCTCCGGGCGCACGCACTGCTGGAACTGTAATGGCGTCGGCGCAACCTGTGGTCGTTGGGCAAGACTTGCACGCATTGCCTGAAGGGCGCCACTTGTCCGACTTCGCTAAGTTCTACAGCGACACTCGATTAAAAGTAACCGCGGACGGTGAAGGTGTGCAACCCGACATTATTGTTCATGAGGGCTATGGTTATGAACTGGTCAGTATCTTTGCGAATCAGTCTGGTGTGATTAGTCATTACAAATACCTCGGCGTGAAGGTGTTCAAATTCACAACGACGTCCGATTGGACGTCTGGCGCACTGAAGAGGCCCTAAATGGCAAGTGATATTGATCCCGCAGTACCTCCTTTCGGTAACGCGACAACCGCAGGGGTCCGATCAAATTTCGCGGCTGCTAAAGCGGAGATTGAAGACCTTCAAGAAGGGCGGGTGAGCGGTCTAATCATTCCAGAAACTCCGGGCGTAGGGTTTAAGGTTGATCAGATAACTCCAACTTACCCTTGGGTGGATTTGCTTGGAGACATTACACCAAAAACTTCAGGCGCTGGTTCTCCAACGCTTGGAGCACTGAGGGGAGCGAATGTTCGTGCTTTCTTCTATTCTGCTGGTGACGACGGGGATTGTGTATTTCATATTCCTCACGATTATGTCCCCGGCAGCAATCTTTTTCTTCATGCTCATTGGTGTCATAATGGAACTACAATTAGCGGAAGCATTGTCTTCAACTTCTATATGGCTTACGCTAAAGGCCATGGACAGGAAGTTTTTCCTGTCGAGGTAAATAGAACGCTTACCGTCAGCACTCCTGATATTGCAACTATTCCTCGATGGGGGCACCGAACTGACGAGACTCAAATTAGTGCGGCAAGCCCTGCTGCTTCGCAATTTGATTCAGATCTTATAGAACCCGACGGCTTGTTGTTAGTTCATTTTGATGTCACTACAATTCCAACAATTACTGGCGGTTCTCCCAACGAACCTGCTGTACTTACTCTAGATTTGCATTATCAGAGTACCGGAATTGGAACTAAACAGAAAAGTCCTGATTTCTGGACTCCGTAATGAGCCTGAAATCGACATTACAAGCACTAATCAAAGCTGTTATTGGTGACGAGGCTTTGATTTTTGCAGATCAGAATTCTCCGCGTCCATCTTTACCGTATTGGACAATGAGGATTTCTGCTCAAAGAGCTATAGGGGTGGATGCTTATAGCCAAGGAGTTGATGATGACGGAGATCAACTTGTAACTGGTGTTCGAGAAGTTACGGTACAGATGCAACGTTTCGGAACTGATTCCGATGTAGCGTGCGCAGACCTGCGAGACAACCTGTCTCGCACAACTATTCTTGAACAATGGCAGATCCAAAAGATTGCGCTGTACGATATCGGTGACGTGCTCAACGTGCCGTACAAGCTCGATAATTCGCAACTGGAACCCCGCGCCAGTGTGGATTTGTTCGTTCGCTTTGGCACGGAGCTTCTTGACCGTGTCGGTGTGATCGAGACAGTGGAAACGGCTGCCGGATACGTCACAAATCAAACTCTAGGGTTTGATGAACCGAATTCGGATCTGGCGGAAGTCATCACGGTTGTGTTATAGTGGGCTTGATTTAACAAAGGAGTTTTTCAATGGCAACCCTTGACGATATTGTTTCAGTACAAATTGCGCTCCAGACGACTGGTGTTGTGCGAGGCGACTTCGGTACTCCGATGATCGTTGCTCCGCTAATGACCTTCCCTGAGCGTGTCCGTGTTTATACCAGTTATAATGCTGCAGCCGAAGACGATTTGCCGCCTAAGTTGCTGACTGCGCTATCCGACTGCTTCGGTCAGATTCCGCGTCCGCGACAAGTGAAGGTTGGTCGGCGCGCTGTGTTGAAAGGGGTGATTGAGGTTGCGGACTTGATTGCTCTTGGTACTTACTCTTTCAGCGTTGGCTCAGATACATACAGCTACACAGCTGACGGCACTCCTACTGCTGCGGAAATTGTAGCCGGTCTTGCTGCGAACGTGCTTGCGGACTCCAACGAAATCATTACCGCCACTGTGGTCGGAAACACTCTGGAAGTTGCCTGGATCGGTTCCAATATCGATTCAATCACGCTTTTGTCGAACTTGCAATGGGGTACAATCAGTCCGCTGGCTGCTGGTAGTGCGGTTGCGGACGACCTTGACGCTATCACAGATGAAGATCAGTCGTGGTACGGCCTTGTAATGGTCGAGCGCGTGAAGCAGACTCAACTTGATGCAGCTGAATGGACTGAAGCAAATGACCGCTTGTTTATCACTGCAACGGATGAATCCGACGTTCTTAACGCTGGCGTGACAACCGACCTCCTGAGCGTGTTGAAGAATACGCGATACTATCGCACAGCAGCTTTGTTCCACACGAACGCCGCTACCGAATACCCTGATGCAGCTTGGGCAGGTCGTGTTTTCACCATCAAGCCGGGCGCCGAAACTTGGGCACTGAAACAACTGGCAAGCGTCACTCCGTCCCCTTTGACTGCCACACAGAAGCAGACTGTGGTCAATAAGGGCGGTAACACGTTCGAGTTCTATCAGGCTCAGATTGCCTTGACGAACCCCGGCAAGGTTGCAGCAGGCGAATGGATTGATGTCATTCGATTCCGCGATTGGCTTAAAGATGTCATCCAGGTCAATATGGCGCAAATGATGATCAATCGGGACAAAGTTCCTTACACCGATCCTGGAATCCAGCTCTGCGTGAATAATCTGCGGAAGTCGTTGCAGGAAGGGCAGAACGTGGGCGGTATTGCTCCTGACGAATTGGACGCCAGTAACAATACGGTTCCGGGATTTGTTATCACGTATCCGCGTTCCGTTGAACTGGCTCCGAGCATTAAGGCCTCCCGCGTCCTGTCGCTTGGCTTTACGGCCCGCCTTGCTGGTGCGATCCACGTTGTGGAAATCACTGGTGCTTTGGCATACGAACTCTAAGGAGAAGATGAATGAGTGCTACTTTGACAGGTTCTTACGATCCCGCACAGGTGATCTGCACTGTGGGCGGAGTCATTTTGTCAGGCCTTAGCGATGGTGATTCCATCATCGCTCGACGCGCTGAAGATGCGTACTTTACCCGCGTTGGCACTGATGGCGGTGTTGCACGCGCTCGCAACGCGAATAAGATGGGTGAGTTCGAATTCAAGCTCTTGCAGACCAGCCCGGCCAATGACTTGCTGTCAGCATTGCTTGCGACGGACGACCTTACTAACGACGGTCTGATTGTTATCCCAATCAGCGTTGTGGATGGTTCCGGGCGCTCTCTTGCTGCTGCGACGCAGTGCTGGATCAAGTCCGTTCCTGAAGCCACGTTCGGAAAAGAAGTCTCTGAGCGTGTGTGGGTATTCAGTGCTGCAGATCTGAAAATTTTCCACGGTGGTGGCAACTAAGTTGAAGGAGAAAACGGGGCTCCACAAAGCTCCGTTTTGTTATACTTGACTCATTAACCACATTCGGGAATTATCATGCAACAAGAAACCTTTATTATAGGCACGCGGGAATTCACCGCTGTGCGTATGAACGCTTTTGCCGCCAATAAGCTGCTCATGCGGCTCCAGAAGATTGCGGTTCCTGTAATCGGCTCGCTAGTGGGCGCTGGTAAAGGTCTGGGCGATATTGATGTCAAAGAAGCTGCTCAGGTGATTGCAAGTAACTTGGACGAGTCCATCATGGACAATATTGTTCTCCCGTTGTTTGCAGAGTCCCGCGTGTATTGCGTGGAAATCAAAAAATTCATCAAGGTGGGCACCGATATTGATCAGTGCTTCACAACTGAAAACCTGTTCGACCTGTACGAACTGATTCTTGAGGTTGTGAGGTATCAATTTGGCCCTTTTTTCGTCTCACTGGTCGAACGCTTTGGCGCTCTGACCGAAGGCGTGAAGACAACGCAAGCGTCCCAGGCAGGCTAGACGAAGAGCTGTCTGCGGAGCTATGGATATGGCGTCCGATTCTTGCGGGGAAGGTAACGCTCCAGGAAGTGAAAGACGGTGTTGCCACGGTGGAGGATTTGCAGGCGCTGAACGCGCTGCTTGATATGCAGTCCGACATTGAAGCGGCACAATACGAAGCAGCAAAGGTACAGAGGTGACGAATTGATTGTTCGCGAACTTATTACTCGACTGGGCTTCTCGCTTAATCAGACTCAGCTGAACAATGCGGGGAACGCTGTTAATCGGATTAAAGACCAGGCTGAGCAAGCAGCGACCGCGTTTCGGAATATGGCCGCCGCTGTGGTCAGCCTTGCTACCGTTAAGGCTATTATCAATATCGCGGACGAGATGCAAAACATTCGCACTCGAATCAGTCAGCTTCCGCAGACCGTTGGTGATGCTGGTGATGCGTTCGATGAGGTTGCAAAGCGTGCAAGCGCATCCGGTGTTAAGATTGAAGCTTATGCTTCGCTTTACACAAAGGTCGGCAACGCGGCCAAAGATTACATCACAACTCAAGAAGACCTGCTGGGCATTACCGACACCATTTCTCAAGCTCTTGTTGTAGGCGGTGCAAGTACGCAAGAAGCTTCAGCAGTGATGACTCAATTCTCGCAAGCGTTGGCCTCGGGCGTGTTGCAGGGGGACGAATTCCGTTCAATGGCAGAAGCTGCCCCTCAGTACCTCGACAAGCTGGCGGAGGTGATGAAGATTCCGCGCGAGCAGCTTAAGAAAATGGCTTCTGAAGGGAAGCTCACCTCGAAAGCTGTGATCGACGCCACGCGCCAGATGTCGGATTACTTTAGTGACAAGTTCAAGCAGATGCCAATGACTGTCGGTCGTGCAATGACTGTCATTGGAAACCGCTTTGCGCGGATGCTGGACAAGATGAACCGCGATTCCAACTTTGTGACCACAATCGCGAACAGCATTCTTACCGTGTTCGATAAAATTGAGGCGGGAGTCTATAAACTGGTTGAAGCGTTCGGCGGATGGGAGAATATGATCCGCTTCGTTGGTATCGCGATTGGAGTTGCGCTCGGCGCCAAGGCACTTTCTATTCTTTCCGCTTTTCGCGCTGCCAGCCTGCTTGCAATGCTTCCGTTCATCAAGATCATTGCGATTGTTACCGCTGTGGCGCTGGTGCTTGAAGACCTCTACGTTTGGATCCAAGGAGGCGAATCGCTCATCGGTTCATTGATTGGCCCTTGGGAAGAATGGCGGGTCTATGTGATGGGGGCAATTGAAGCGGTGATGGCTGTGTTCC